GATCTTTCAATCTTTTCGATATAGTTAGTACGGTTTACACCCTCGAACCAAGTATCGGACTTTCTAATAAGAGTTTTGACTACTTCTTCAGGAGCATCCGCCGCAAAATATTTGTTCATTTAATACCTCTCGATATATAGTTGTTAATTTTTTTAATACATTTTAATCTTTTTTTCGAATATTTAGCAATTTTCTCATAAAATCAAGGGTTTCGCTGCTATCATTTTTCCATTTTGGAGAGACAAATGTATCCTTTCCTATGTTAATTCCATAGTTTTTAGGGAAGGGGTTCTTTGTTGCTTGAACATTTCTTACTAAATATATCAAAGCATCAAGGGCATCGGCGTGGGATCTTAATAGTCCAAGCTCGTCCATTCCCTCCAAATGCTTAAACTTATTTAAAAATGTACCAGACTTAGACGTTTGCCATTGTCCATACTTTACATGATATCTTAAATTCTTACATCTAGGATGAATTATTATCTTATCAGTATCCATCCACCTTCTTACAGTATCCACCGCCTGTTCCTTATTATGCTTTTCCGTAGGAACAAAGTTCATACCATAGAATCTAGACAGGTCGTTAATTAGCTTTAAGTCGTTATCCATTATCCGCAAATAGGGTTCCACCAACTTTTTATGCTTAGTATTGAACCATAATTCTTCTCTATGTAATATTTCACGGTATAGTTTATCTGTAGTCATTTCTGGACCATTTATAACATACTCATCCATTATAACTAATTTATTTATATTATAATCATAAAATCCAAAAAGAGCTACAGTTAAATCGTGGAAACCAACGTCGGCTGCAACATAGAAATCGCAATAATCTGGAATAGTATATTCCTGAACAATTTTAGCTTCATGCTGAGCAAACTCAGGTATGACGGTAGCTTCTGAAATATTAGGTATTTCGCAAAGATACTCGCATCTAAACTTAATATTGTTTAGTCCACCCGGATATCTCTTAATAATAGATTCTCTTGTTTTATCATTAATCATTGGTGAAGTATAAAAGTCGAACTTTAGTAACTTACCCACAGCTTCCATAGGGAATACAAATAATTTATGAAACGGATGGTTAGGATCTTTATCATTAGGAGTTGAGGCTAGAAATATCTTACCTCCGGTAGTATCTGTAGTAGGTGCTAATACTGAATAAACTACTGTCTCAAGTTCATCCATAAATCCTGCCTCATCGCAGATACACATATGAGATGTTCCACCTCGAAGATTGTCATAGTTTCCGCCATCAGTTCCTGCTACTTGTATTTCAGATCCATTAGGGAAAGACCATACTTTTTCTTGAGTTTTCCATTCAGGTTTTAAGTCCAAAGGACAGTCTGCTATAATCTCGGAGATTCTAGGCTTTATAACTCTCTCAACCATTTTTTGTTGAGGACATGCATATTTAATAATTGACTTAGGATTTGCGATACAATACTCAACAGCAATAACACATAAAGTAAATGACTTACCGTATTGTCTTGAAATGAGACATGCTGATATATCCTCTGCACAATTTTTGAAATGATCGTAGATTAGTTTCTGATTACCTACTAGCTTCCAAGAAAGATTAGCTTTTCGCCAAAGTTGCTCAATAGCTTCTTCTTTACTTAGCTCTTTTTTTCTAGGAGAAGATTTAGGAGGTTTACCATAGGTATTATCCACCTTTTCCGCCTTCAACTATTTTTAGTAATTCATTTATATCTGCAGGTTTAGATTTTTTAGTTTTATCCCCTGTAGACTGACCTCTAATCATTCTAAGGTTTTTATGAAGTATGTCGAAGTTTAAAGCATCATTCTTGTCAAATGTACCAGTTCTAAATACCTCAGCTAAATATCTAATACCATCTAAACAAATCTGTTCTTCTGGTGATATATTCTTAGTAATATTCAATTCGCTTTCTAAGTCGTTTTCAATTACAACTTTCTTAAGCTGTTCATTTTCTTTTTTAAGAAGATCAATTTCTCGCCTTAGTGCGTTTATTTCAAGCTGTAGTTCAGCTTCTAAGAAGTTATTCATAATCCTCCTTAAAATTGGAATTTTTTAACATTACTAGTATTGCCTAATTTTTCAGCATTACTTTTTACTACTTCAGTTCTTATTTCAGTAGTTTTCTTATCAACATTTTTTATTTGCTGTTCTAGATATACTAAAGCATCTTGGAATTTCTTCTCATAATCTGGCTTTCTATTTTCTAATAGATAGACCTGAAAACAACAAAAAGCTACTAGTGAGCTAATAATTAGCGAATGAGCCAATGTCGGATTGTTAAAGAAAAAGAAGGGTAATAGGATTGATAGTAATGCAAAAGGGAATAGATCGAGATAGTTTCTCATTTGTGCCTCCAATAACTCATTTTAAACGGTCTGTTACGATATGTTTAATTTAAGTGTTGTTAGTTTTTTTAATTACTGTTTTTATTTTAGAGAGATTTCTTTTTCTCTCATCTTTATTATTAATCTTTAAAGTCTTTTTATTTTGTTCTTCACGAACTTTTTTGAGCATAGCTTTTATAGCATTAACATCTACGCCACTCATTATTTAGTACCTATCTTTTTATACTTTCCCCATAAATTCTTACAAGCCCAGTATCTAGCAGTTAGCTTATCGTTAGCATCGTCACAATTATGCCTAGCTCTAAAAGATTCTTTTGCTTCTGAAGAATAGTTATGATCGTAACCATCTGCTCCGAAATGAATTAATTTTTCCTGCCCATCATCACAAGCTTTAACTACTTTCTTCTTGCCTTGTTTAGGACTAGGTTTAGGAGAATTACAAGATAGTCTTTCTTTTAGGTCTTTATATGACATAGTTATTCAAATATTCCCATATTTCTTTTTTTTCTCATTTCTTCTAAAGCTTTCTTCTTCATTTCAAGATCTTCAGGATTTGATTTTTCAACAATACTTTTAGTAAAAGCTTGTTCTTGAGATTTTTCTTTTTTTCTATCTTCTTCTGTTTCTTTTAATTTCTTTTTTAATAGATCAAGCATTTATATATTCCTTTATTTTTTATTTCTATCTTTTAACATTTTTAGAACTAACATTTTTCTAGCTAACTCATCATCAATACCTTCAGGAAGAGTTTTCATTGTTCTAGGATTAATTTCTGATTCATCCTCTTCAGGTATATCTGCACCGAAATATGCTGCAAGTTTTCTACCTTCTTCTGACATACTAGTATCATGAAATCTACTGTCTTCACTGTCACCATAATCTTTAGAAAATTTTGAAGGCTTATTAAATTTGTACTTCTCTACTCTTTCTAATCCTTCTTTATTGAAGTTTTCAAGAAAGTCAGCGTCACTCATTTCATCAAATGACTCTACTTCTCCGCCATCTTGATATTTCATCTTCTTTAAGGCATCTTTCTTAGAATTACAATTCATAGCATGTCTCCTATATATAGTTGTTAAATTTTAGGAATATATTTACTAAAAAATTTGATTTTGGAATAATTTCAATAGGTTGAATGCAAAGTAATAAGCTACCCTTTCCTTATATATAAAAGAAATAGTATTTATTACCAGAAATCTTATCGTAAGTTACCGATTTAAGGTGTAAGGTAGTTAGCCCCTATGTCACGCCTTAGCTATCCGCCTTACGCTCGGCTCTTTTGGAGGTCAATACCGAGTAAGCGACTATATCCACGCTTCCCTAGAGCTTGTTGAAGGTTTCCCCTCGTTTCGCCCGACTTCTTTCACGTTCGGATAACTTAGCTATAAATAATTTATCACATAAAAATAAATATTGCAATAAATATTTTATTATGTTATAGTAATATAATGATAGGTTCCGTACAAAAACCACTTATTCCTTTAATTATAACTTTCGACGAAAACAAAGTAGAATATATATGTACAGTATTAGGACAAAGTATAACTCAAGCATATGAAGTTATCCATATGTTCGGAATGGTTGAAGAGGAGGAAGAATGATTGACTACTTAGGATTAGGTTTAGTGCTTATGGTTATATCTATAATGCAGTTTCTTGTTTTTAGAAAATACAAATCAATTAATATTATACAAAATTTATTTATATCAATATTCTCAAGTTTGGCAGTAATCGTGTCGGGGGTAGGAGGACTACTTTTAGTGGTGTCTGAACTGTACTATAAACTGATCCTTCTACTCGGGGGTATTGACATAGCAGATTTCCTTACTTTTCTAGGAAAGCAAAAGGAAGAAGATAAATGAAAAAAAACTACAAGGTGAAAGGGGTGACGAATGTAGTAAACATACCTCCTCATTCTCCGAAAGCTGAAAGAAGTAATAAAAATTATCAAAAAGGAACTAAGATTGACTACATTCATCTAGCTTTACGTCAAAAGTTATTAAAAGCAATTATAACCGGAGGAACAATTGATACGCTTAACCCTAAACTCTATAACTTTGCAATAGATTTTCTAAAGTTGGGAAATGATCTTATATATTCATTATTTTGGGGTTGGAATTGCATTACTCCACAAAAATTTGTTAAAATATATCCTAACACCTCGATTTATAATAAAATATTTGCCGATGAAATAATATTAAGCGATGATAAGTACTTAATAATAAGGAAGAATGTGTGAGAATAGGAGATGAGGTATACTTTTCGTTCTATGCTCACGATAGTAGAATCTATAAAGGTAAAATTTATAGTATTCACAAACACCTAGTTCAAATTCACGATATTGAAAGAGGTCGATTGTTCGAAACTCCTGCATCTCTAGTATTTTATTGTCTAAAGTATCCTAATACTCTTCTTTTTAAAAAGTTATATGAACATAATATTATTAAAGAGTTGGACAATCATCTGTGTGTATTAAAGGGATGCTCTGCTGATTATTTTAGGAGGCATTATAGTGGCAAAATCTAATAGATTTATGCCGTCCCTCAAATATCTGAGTATAGTATTATCAGATTATCATTCATTTATTCTCCGAGGTTTGCATGAGTAAAACTAGAACTATCAAATGTAAAATAGAAAAGACTAATTTCGGACCATACGCTGTTCATGTATATGCTTCTGACGGAATAGGATCATCATATTACTATTTAGCTTCACATGCTGCTATATTAGTTAACAGTACTTACTATAATGTTGAAAAAAGAGTGCCAAATACTGAAATATTCCGCAAATTATACCCCGATGCTATAGAAAATGGACAATTTTTGATAATTAGGGAGCTTAAACTTGAGTAGAACTGTTGCTTGTCACGTAATATCAAAGCTAGAAGACAAATTGTGGATCCTTCAGTTAAATCAGGGTAAACTTAGTTCCTTATGTATAAAAAACGACGATAAAATCCATTATAATAAAGTTAAACTATTTCCAAATACTCGAATTTTTAAAGATTTATATCCAGAAGGTATTGAAAATGAAAATTTTTGGGAAATACGATATTTAGATCTTGATAATTTAAAATAAATATGCTATATTATATCTAGGAAGGATGGAAAATGAACAGATTTGCTGACATTTTTGAAGTATTAGCCGAGTTTTATGGATCACATAATCTAGGAGTTGCAGTAAAAGTCTCTGTTAACACCGATACATACAGAGAATTACTAGCTTATGATAACTTTATAAAGCAAGAACAAGGAAATTACTCAATATACTCAGCTTTTTACGGTAAAATTCCTGTAGTAATCAATAATAACCTTCCGTCACCATGCCTTTTATTCAAGGATCAGAATGATAACTGTTAAATTTTATCCAAATTCTTCAATTTTTAAAGAAACTCTTAAGAATTATGTTGAGGTTGGCAATAAACTTAGAGTTATGGAGCTTGATACTGCAAAACATACTGAAAAAAATGGACAAGAAGCTACTGACGAAGCTCTGGTTGTGTTAAACGAAATTAATAAATTCACAGAGTTAGATTTAAAAGATGAAAGAGATGTAGTAAACTTGTTGGCATTGTTTGACGATTTTGCATGTCCTGACGATTATCCAGTAGACACGGCAGAACAATTTATATCTTTCCTTCAAAGACATAGAGATAACATAATAAAGGCTTACAATGGTTCAGATGTATAAATACTACCCAAATACTATTATATACAAAGAGATATATCCAAAAGGGAACGAATACAAAGGCTTCTGGAGAGTTCCGACAATGAAGATGGAAGTCACCTTTGACGGAACTACATATTATGATATAACCAATCTTCAGGACTATCTAAACCAGTTAGAAGATAAAGGATTACTATGATATACTTCTGGAAAGAAGAGAAGATGTATCCTAACACTAAGATATTCCGAGAATTGTATCCTAATGGTAAGGAATTTCAAGGTAAATGGGCGGTAGAATATCATAAAGAAGTACTTAATACAAAAGGATACGAGAGTTCATACAAGCTTCTTGCAGACTTAGCTCAGTTGAGAAGGTACTCGAAAATATTAGGTATAGAAATATTTCAAAAGGATGAGTAGTGTATTATAAATACCACAAGCTAATTAAAAAATTGTACCCCAACTCTAGTATTATTAGAGAGTTATATCCAAATGGTCGAGAATATAACGGTATGTGGGAAGTTAGTTATACAGGAGAAGTATGGAAAGTATTAAATACCGAAACGAGTCTAAGCTATACCTTTGATTACTACAATAGATTAGTTAGTGAGGGAATTTTAATTAAATATCATATGACTCGTAGTGAATATTCTGAATGGTTTGATAATAAATATGGGAAATAAAAGAAATTTAACTGAAATTATGTACAGTTGTACAACCTATCCTAACACTGAGTTATATCGGAGATTATATCCATATGCAGAACAGTCAGGTAAGTTCTTGATAACTCGAAAGACTTTTATTAGTCCAAAAGCTCCAAAAGTTGTCAGCAAATCAGTTATTGACTTCGAAAAGGTTAAAGTGTTTACGGTAACTCTTTCAGACTAGAAAGTGTAATAAATAAATTATAGGAGAATGTATGAAAAAACAATATGTTTACTTAGGTGATGCCAGATTTGAGTATAAATGTCCGAATTGTGGAGAATCAAATTGGATTAGTTACTATACCGTAATAGCTCAATTAGACAAGCAAGCTACTGTAAACACAACTTGTTTGGCTTGTAAAGATGATGTAGAGTTGGTTCCCTTACCATAAGGTGTAATAAATTATAAGGAGGATATATGAAAATTTTATTGTTAGGGTTATTACTTTTAGCAGGTTGCGGAGAAACTGTCTTAAAGGTTCCAGTAGATGAGTACGGTCATATATCTAACATGAAGAAAGAATGTTCTACTCATAAAGATGCTATTTTTGAAGTGTACGGAAATCTAATAGAATATTACAATTCTGAACGACCGAAGGGTTATAGCTATGAATTTCAACTAGTTGTTGAATGTAAGTACCGAGATATCACTAAAGTAGTTAAGCAAACAATAGAATACGGGAATAATCCTAAATATAAAACTAGATGGTGGTAAGTGTAATAAATAAATTATAGGGTTATCTGTTTTCTGAGTGATAGCTACACATTCTAACACTCGTAGAACCACCTACCCCCCTCCCTGCAAATCTCATGCCAATAGAATATCCGCAGTACTAATATCGTACTATAGACTTGTCATAGTTCTTGCATTAGCAAATATCGTGCCAATAGAATATCCGCAGTATATAGGCGAGCATATTGCATGTGCAAGTCTTGTGCCAACAAACATGGTACTAATCTCATACTATACTGCCAACTATTTGTGGCTTACACAATTGACTTATAGACTGTTTTTTATGGTCAACCCATACATTGACTA